GAAATTATCACAAATTAGAACTCAGCCTCATCATCTATTTATTCTACTGATCTCATTAGATCATGAAGCCTGCCCATGTGTCTGTTAAGGTCATCCTCATTAGGCCACGCAGCTGGGTTGTTAGACAATATTCTCTGTATGAGCATTGGAGATGATATTTCTTTCATCTTAGCAATGTAATTATCCCAAAATTTGTTTCGTTTCTCGGGGTTGAAGCCTGAAATAGGTGCACTTGAAGCTACAAAATCTTCGACTAAGACATCTTCTTCTTCAAAAGCACTCAAAATACCGGAGGTGTCAAACTTTTCAAAATCATCATGAATTTTATTCATTTTGTCAATTTCTAACTCTTCAGCCACTTGGTCATATTGTTTTAGCAGATCTTCGAAGTCGAAGTCTATTGCTGACAGGTCATCTGAAGCTTCACTTCTTGCATCCTCTTCAATCATGGGTTTCACTATAGAAAGAGCTCGAAGATTGTGATGATCTAGTCTCTGTCTAAGTGTGTGAGCGCACCAAGCTCTCATGTCATAATCCGCACTGTCAATCAGTTCGTAGCATTTCTTCAACGGCAGAGATTTTGAGCTGACCCAACAGTAGTCCACTTCGCTAATTCCTAGGTCAGCAAATGACAATTTTTCTTCATCCAAAGGAGCTCTAACTATATAATCACCTCTGGGCTTCAGTTTCATCATCTGAATCTTCCTGTTACTATTCTTTAAGTTAAGCACAATATCAGCAGATTGTTTTACTTCAATTTCATATTCAGAGTCGCCAATTATCTCACTGGATATTTTTGCTTCTATTACTGCTAAACCAAAGTTAGACTGTACATCAGTCACCACTTGTCTCCTTGTATCGAAATAACAAGAAGCTCCTGGCGTTCTTGAGTGACTTCTTTCAACCTCCATAGACTTCAATATTCCTTTCAGATCACGAGACATCCTTTCCAGATGAGTCCTTGAGTTTACATGTAGAGTGGGATTAGAGTTTTTGTCCCAGCATATCTTATAAGGCTTACCATCTATCATTCCAGTGAACTCTCCTAGACCTCTCCACTCTCCATCTATTAGCTTCTGTGGTCTATTGAACCAGCCTATTGATCCGGTTCTGCTTGAACTGCATGCTAGATTTATGAAATCAGCGTCTGGATTGCGCTCCATGAATTTGAACAGCGCTAACTTTGACTCATCAGGGCCGTGCGTGTTCATGAAGTTGGTAAGCTGCTCCAATGAGTGAATGTCATCAGGCAATTTGCTCATCAGTGACTTTAGAAGAATTTTCCTATCTATTGATGGCGGAGCGCATGCTAAATTATACTGATAGAATTTCAATAGATTAGACCTCACTATGTAGCCTGTTGAACTGAGTACTGTCTCTTTGACATCTAAGATGAGTTCAGTTTCAGGAAGCTGGCTGTGTTTCACTATCTCCAGCATAGTGTCAGTCTTGCCGATGGTGACTCTTGCGTTAGTTATCACGCTGATGTTCCTATTCCTTTGCTCTAAGGATTTTACGAATTTTATTAACCTAACGCCATCTGCTTTGTCAAAGGGGCACATTGGATGGTTGAGAGTCAAGTCTAAAGAATTTTGAAGCCACGGGAACACAGCTTGATAATGTCCAAACACCTTGGTGCTCAGATTAAGCGAGCTAGATTCTTGACCAAACCAGATTCTCCTTAGTGCTGTCATCAAAGAGATTGGCATTGACGCTGTGCATTTAGGCACTGAAATAGTCATCATCTTTGTTCTTGTCCTAGATGTTGGCTTGAGTAATCTCTTGCCCTTCATTTCTATTTTCAAATTCTCAATTGCTCTTCTGAACTCTTCATAAAAGTCTATCATAGGAAACATGACGGACATCATCTCATAACTTATCTCTCCTTCATAAACACCAAGTTCTTTGCAATATTGAGTCATTGAGACTTTGCTGTGAATTCTGGACTGCCAGTCTTTCGTTTTCACAACAAGGCATGGAGCACTCAGAATGAAAACTGAAGAAGCATGCAGTTTAGAATCCGTTTGGAAATCGAATGCATCGACAATAGAAGGATCGCTGCATTTGTCCATTATTCTAGCTTCCAACTCCCGTCTATCCTTCGGCATATCTACGAAAGAGAATGGATTCTCTTCGAAAACTGAATTTATGAAGCTCTGACTATAACTCATGGATGAGAGAAACCTCTTATATCTCTCGCCTTGTCCAAACGGCAAAAACACTTTAGACCTGACCTGACCTAATTCATCCATCTCAGCATCTTTTGTCATCATCAGCAATGCGTGAGTTCTAACAACTGACTCTGAGTTCTTGCAAGCAACATACATTGAAAATCCTGATCCTAGCATACCAGTAGTCAGATCTGGCTCCATTAAGAAAAACCCAGTTGACGGGTGTGGTTTTTCTTTGATTCTAGAAGCGTACATGTTAAATAATGGATCTACATAAGCACCCATGCTCATGTAATGGGAAGCAGCCTGTGCTATTTGGATGTGTGAGCAGAGA